CTACACCTTGGCGTGGATACAGAAAGAAAGTTTATTGGAATAAAAACTTTGATAAAGTTACAGGTGAACGTAAGGGACTACCTTGTTGGTTAGAAGTAATCAAGGGTGGAGCAAACAGAAGCAGCCCAGATTACAACAAACCTGTTGTTGCTGATGATGAAAGTGCGAATACTATTATTACAAATGTAAATCAGTTTGAGAACGGAGCAAAGCGTTATATTGAAATTGAGGGACAGCATATACAGATCCGTCCATATCCCCGTGTTGATGGTTTTGATGAAGAGATCGCACAGGTAAAGAACCAGCAGACTATTGAAACATTCCACGACTTCCGTAGAGATGGTATTATCCGTTATTACAGAAAGCCAAAGGATATGTTGCTTGGAACTGATGTTCCTGAAATGCCTTATGAATTCCACCAACTAATTGTCTACAAAGCACTTGAAGATATTTATTTGAAGTTGGGACAGGACACTTTGTCTGCTACATACGCAAGACGTATTGAAAGCGAGATGAAGACATTACAGAAAAGATATGTAGACCATATTGATAGTAATGTTCGTAGAGGACAATTCGGTCAAACACGTAGAGGTTTCTTATACGATTACCAGTCTCTCAAACATTTAGGATAAATTACTTATGGCTTTGAAAACAAAAACAATTCAGTTCGTTCAAGCATCTGGTTTGGACCAAAGATGGAAAGGTGCTATTGGTTACGCAGATCAAGTAACTAATATGCGTGTTGATCCTAATGGTCTAGGCTGGGTTGCTGATCGTGGTATTGAAAGTTGGTGGAAGTTCCCCCACCCTTTTTCTATTGTAGGTAATGCTACAACTATTACAGAAAACTTGGGTCGTCCTACGGAGGCTGTATTCATCTGGGAGAAGTCTTCAACAGGACAAATTTATTATTTTTATGAGAGAGCAGGTAAACTAATTTATTCTTGGGGCAACAAAAACCAAGGCTCTGGATATTCAGGAAACTATTATTACAGCGATCTTGTATACCTTGATACAGATAGACACGAAAGAAAAACAAATGATTTAGGAACCCAGTTTATTCCTTTTGGTAATAGACTTCTAATCATCAACGGCTACGACAAACCTATCTGGTTTAGTGGTAATGAAGATTACAGGCAGTTTGGTTTTTCAATTGCTACACCATCACCACAGGTAGAAACTATCCAGCCTGACTACTGGTCGGGACAAGACCTTGAAGAAGGCACAGCGGCTCCTATCTTTGCTGAAAGCACTACACTTGGTATTGGTTCTCTATCTAATGAGACTTCCCAGTTCCAATACTTTATGACTACAATTACAGAGGACGGAGCAGAAAGCCCACATTCTTCTATTGAACCAGTTAGTTGGAATGTAGGTTCTCCATCAGCACAGCAATACAGATTTGGTTTATCAGTTTATCTACCACAGGGTCCAGAAGGAACTGCTGCTCGTAGATTATACAGAACTAAAAATATAAAAAGAACTGGTGCTACTGATGGTAATGATGCTGTATTCTACTTCCTAAAAGAATTTGAAGATAATTCTACCACACACTATATTGATATTATCCCTGATGATGGACTTGTAAATCAGGCACCAGCCCAGTTTGCTTCTTCTCGTATCAACACTACCTACAAGGTTGGTGCTGCTTGGGACAACCGCATATGGCTTGCTGGTGGAGACAGCACACCTACAAGAATTATTTACAGCGACAAAGGTATACCAGAACAATTTGGTTCTTTTGCTTTCTTTGATGTAGGTAATAGTCAGGGGGGACACATCACCCAGTTGTATCCTTACTACAATAACCTGCTTGTATTTAGACGTAATGCTATTGAGATTGTAAGACGTGATGGATCAGGTAATCCTACCATATCTACATTAGCCTCTAACCTTGGAACAGAAGCAGGCAACGCAATCTGTAACGTCCCTAATATGGGTATTATGTTTTTGAACGAAGAAGGCATCTGGCTTATATCAGGTGGTCTTGATGGTGGTTCACAAGTTACAATTACCAAAGTTAGTGAGACACTTGATAAAGAAATAAATAAAATAAACAAAGCAGCAATACAAAGATCTTGGGCTTGCTATTCAAAGAAGGAACGTGAGGCTTGGTTTCACTTCCCAACAGATAGTAATTCAGTTCCAACAAGAGGTTTAGTATTCCACGTAGACAATAACCAGTTTAGTTCCAGAGGTGCTGTATCAGGATTGAATGATAATTTATTTAGATTTACAGCAGCAGCCGCAGATCCAGAAGGACACTTTGTTTTTGGCTGTGCTCCCAACTGGTCGCTTGGAGCAGGGGCAGGTGGTCCAGTAATTATTGGTTCTAATGGTGTATCTGTTACACCTTTGGCTGTGTGGACTGGTTCACCATTTATGGGACAAACATTTAGCGTTCAGTCATTCAACCAAGATGCGGCAACGTATAACGTCAACAACGTCCAGAAAGCACAAAGCCTATGGGAAAGTAACTGGATGGACTTTGGAGACAACAGCGTGAAGCACAGGGTATATTCTGTGGAGGTTGAACTTCTATCATATGGAGACAACCCACTACAATTACAATACGCTACTGACTATGATGCTGTGTATACAACAGCAGGAGACGCAAAGCAGGCTCTCAACGAGCGTGTGTTTACTACAAAAGAAGATCCTGTATTTGGAGCAGAAGATCCAGCAGTATCTAAAAACTTTTTCAAGATCGGTGGTTCCAACCTACAAGATGGTCGTGTGATCCGTTTACGCTACGATGTAAACACCCAGTTGGTAAACCAGTTCAAGTTCCGTATCAAGACACAACCAGCAGCAGCAGGTCTACCTGCTAATTCTACATTCCATTTACTTTCCTTCCACGTAAACTACGATACAAGAGATCAAATGCCGCTGAACCAGAATACAAGATTACAGAGAGGTCAAAGTAGATAATGTCTAAACACTATACAGAAAAACCAAATGTTCGTCATCAGCAAGTAAAAAGCGAGAACCTAAACGAAAACCTTACAAAAACATTAGGCGAAGTAAACGGAAACCTAAATTCAAACAACTTACCTGTTGATAGTCTAACGTTTGCGAACTTCTCTAATCCAATATGTAGCGAGACAACTTCTAATGCTACAACTACACTAAAATATGAAGGTGCTACACAGGATTACCATAGGGTAAGACGTTGGAATACTTTTGAAGATAGTAATGATATGTGGGTTCCTGTTGAAAGTATCAACCTACCAACAGCAAACTGGTCTACGGGCTGGAATAAATTAGTAGATTTTGGAACGATGGATTATACCTTTTTAGATTTTGATGCGAAGGAAGGTATGCTTGTGGGCTGTGCTGTGATTGATTTTCACCACGGCGTAGATAGAATTGTTTATCAGTCAGGAGAAGGTGGTGACGAGACAACCTTTCGTATCTTCTTTGGTAATGATTGGTGGACTGGCTGGGGTGTATTTGTAAACGATACACTTGTAGCAGAAACATCTAATATCTATGCTCGTAGAATTACTTGTAACATTCCATTCAAAGTTCCTGTTGGTTCACAGAAAGTAAAAATAGATTTACGTTGGAGAGCAAAAACAAGTGACGCAGTTGGAACTGCGTATCAAGGGAACCCATCCAGACCACTTGATATTTTTGGAGCAGAGATCTGGGTAAGGAATACAAAGAGGTAATAATATGTCTAGAATTACATTTGATAAATTTAGAGAAGGACAAACAGCAGACGCAACAAACTTGAACCAACCTTATGATGATCTTGCTACTTTGTCTATTGATAAAGATAATACAAAACCTAACTGGGCTACAAGGGTTCACTTTGATGGAACTGGTGAGAAAGCAAATGAAGTATTCTTTTATGAAGATGCTACTACTGCTGGATGGAATACAAACCAAACAACATACCAGAACATAGGTCTTACCACAAACGCAGTAATCAATTTTAGTAATGCCCCAGTTCAAGAAGGTGACCTACTACGAGCAGGAGCATCAGGCATTATTGGTAATGTAACTTGTAATACTGATGGAGATGGTGACGGAACACAAGATAGTTATAATTATTTTTCTTTCCGTTTGCTTGTAACTTATAACACAGGTGGAGCAAACCAAACTGCTACACTTGCCGAAGCAGGATATTCTTTTACAAGACGAAGTAGACTAACCAACGACAGCACAGGTTTGGATCAGGCTTTATGGTGGAGGAACTTTTCTTTCTCTGGTATATTCCGTATGCCTGCTAATGGAACACTTATATCAGTTGCCCTACAAGGTAAGGTTGGACCTAATGGTGGTGCTGGTAATCAACTTGATGTTACACGCCATAACATCAACGCAGTAATCGTGAGGAACTAAATATGGCTTTTACAAAACCCTTTACATATGTGGACGGCAACGTTCTAAACGCAGACGATCAAAGATCAAATGAAGAAGCAGCCAAGGTATATGTAAACCAAGAGATTGTTGCTGCTGATATTGGAACTAATTTAGATTACACAGAGATAGAAGCAGGTGAATTTTTACCTGTAACTGACGACCACAAGTTTGCTTCATCTTT